CATTGTCGTATACCATGATTGCGTAGCGCTTCTTCTTAATGAATAATCCACTTAATCCTGTAATCTCACGACCACACTTAATGATTTCACCCATGTTTGGTGGCACATTATGTCCACGTTCCATGTAAAGTGGGAAACTAACATTAAGTCTGTCTGCAATCTCTTCATACAGTGCGGTTGCGATTTCTTTATCCCATTCTGCACCTTCTTCAACTGCCTTTTCCATCACTGGCCAAGCACTGAAGTAACAACTGTCGGTATCGCCATATATGATACACTCGCCATCGTAGTCGTACTCTCCCGTCATACATTCATTAGCAAATGCATCCATGTGTTTTGCGATTGCTCTACCCGTTAGAGTAGTTGACTGCCCAATTCTCTTATCAAAGAATCTACAATGTTTGTTAAGAATCGCACCGTACAAAGAGTTGAGTCCAATTTTCTTTACAAGTTGTCGTTTATCCCAAAATTCTTTATCTTCTGGCGTCGTTGCTTCACGCTTTTTGGCTTGCATTATCTTTCGTTCATCGTACCAACGTTTAAGTAATCCAGGTATTACCCCTTCTACTTCCAATGAAAATATAGTTCCATTAGCACTTAGTGCCCAACCACTATCGTTGTTAAATATTATGTCATTCAATTCGGCAGTAGAATGTGTTGTAACCTCACCACTAACCCAATCAACTGTAATTTGTGTATCAGGTGTTTTTTCTATTACTGCAGTGTATTCTAATGACCCGAATAATCCTTCCCATGCACCCGCAAAAGAACTTCCTTTATGCATTTTTCCTTTAGCATTGCGTTGGTCAACCATCTTGCTGTTGATATACGCATCAGTTGCGTCTAATCTAAATTGTCCAATAATTGTTTCTGGTGCCATATTCAATGCACGAATTACGGATGGATACAAACTATTGATATCAACTGAACCAATCCATTTGTGTACGCCTTTCTTTGGGTACGCAACGTATGCACCGGCTGCTTGTGTGTTTTCTTCTTCTCGATTTCTATCAGGTACTACAACACCACGTTCATGCGCTTCGTTGATAATTGCTTGCTCAGTGATGCCTACAGAACCCATTGTAGATGGAATTGATACTGTATTTGCGTGGGCAATTTCATTTGATAAGTCAATGAATTTTAACTTCTCGTCCATTTTTGCTAGCAGCATTGTATCTTGCCTAGCATAGTCAATGAATTTTTCAAAATCATCATTGTACAATTGGTCTAATGTTCCTGTGTACGCAACCTTTTTCTCACCCAATTCGTATTCAGAAATAGCATCTAATGCATATGAATGCATTTCTTGGTACGTGTATTTTCTGTACAGTTGCATATAGTCTAAATGTACGCGACCAACAAGTGCATAAGTTTCATGTTCAGAACCATAGCGTTCGTATTTCTTTACCTTCGGTAGGTTATCCCAAAGACAGAATTTTTCATTCACTTCACTTGGTAGAATTTCCTTAATTCTATTTACTAGATAAGGTATATCGTAACCCTCACTATTCCAACCACTTAAAATATCAGCATCTTCGATTAAATCTAAGAATGTTAATAACATCTCACCCTCATCACTGAACATGAAAGTATTGTCAAATTTCTTTGTTATCTCTGCTACTTCTTCATCTGACATCCCATTGGGTGGCAATGCCAAACATATTAAGTCTTTTGTCCAATCCAAATACAGTGATACAGCAGTTACCTTATTGAATGGGTCTTCGGGTGGACTGAAACCTTTTTCTTTATGAAAATCGGTCTCGATATCGAAGAATACTGTATGTAACTTAGGTGAGTCTTTACCCTTGTAGTTTTCTTCTAAGCATTTGTTGACAACATTGATGTCACTTTCGTATAATTGTTTACCACTATGTTTCCGTTGTATATTGTAAAAGTCACTTCTGGTTTTAGCGTGTGCTTTACTAACTGGGTTTCCATGTATACCTTTGTGTCGTCCATTTGGGTCATCGTAGTAGAACTCGTAATTGGGTCTAAACACACGTTGTATTCGCTTGCCATCAACTCTTTCTACAACTAGTACCTTATCGGATTTTTTATCGTATATTGCGTCAACATATGACATTATGATATTTCCTTGGTTATAATTTTATCTAATTGCGATATAAAGAAATTATAATTCATTAATCAGTGCGACCCACTGTTTCTAAGATTGTTTCAAGTAAGTCATAATCGTCCGATGCTTGCTGGAAGTTTACCTTGTACGCAACACGAACTGCTTTCTTTAGTACTGCAGGTTTAATTTCGAATTCTTCGGCAATCGCTTTAATAGTATCCGCAAGTCCTTCGTTAAGAACTTCTACTTCTGACATTACGCTAATACCTTCTTTAAAAAGCATTTCTAATTTTTTCTTTTGGTCTGGGCTAAATGTTTGTGACATGGTGTAACCTCCGTGGTTAAGTTTTAAAACACATATTATAAGCGTATACGCAATAAAAAAGGTGCTTAAAAAACACCTTTTTTATTATTTCGGTCAAAGTTGTGTTTAATTTTTATTCCACTTGTATGTACCTTGTCCTATATATTCTCCTCTAGAGTACCCACGTTTTTTCATTTCTTTTTCGACGTATTTGTCTTTAACATCCTGTTCCATGTTATCCCAATCGTTGCCGTCTTTTTCTACTTGGTCTCTTGCATCTTGTAATGCGTAGTAACTGTTTAAACTTTCCACTATCTTCCTATTTGTACTGTGTTGTCAAGTGTTGCTTGGTCAAGTTTAGATATTTTCATATCCATGTCTTTTCGAATATCATCAAACTTATCGACTACCTTCTCTAAATCTTTAATGTGCCTTTCTTGACTGTTATTAACCTTTTCTTGATGTACATTAACGACATGTTCTGTATCAATGTTATCTGTGTTTGCTTGTATGGTTTTCTTTTCGGCATCAACCTCATCGCGCATAAATTGTACAAATGCTTCTAAGTCTGTTTCTGCGTATGCGTACTTAGCACGTGCCTTCTTGACTAGCCACTTAGTAGCAGGGTCTCGGATGTCAATTGCTTGGTCGTCTTTCTTTTCAAAGATGTCTTGTAAGTTCATAATTGTTACCTATATCCTAATTCTTCTGCTTCTGCATTCAGTTTAATCATATAACGTTGAGCAACATCCTTTGTTTCTGGGTCAGCCATTGACATCGGGTCTTTTAATATATCCCATAATGCCTTCTTCATTTCCAAATAATCTTCTTTGCTGTTGATATGTTTGTACGCGAACTTAGTTCCATCCTCATTATATATACTTTGCTCTTTTCGTCTTTTTTGAACACTACCCATCGGCATTGCTACTGTAGCAAATCCGCCTGCTGATGTTGTTTCAACTAATTCTTTAATTTTCATAACAAAATGTTGTTTTATATTACGAGTATTTATGCGTTATCAATAGTTTAATTAATTTCGATAAAGTGTTGACACGCAATCTATTTGTGGTATAATACTCACATACAAAACAAAAAAGAGATTATGTTATGTCAGATAAAACCAAAAAACAATTCATCAACGAGTACTTCGACCTTAAAGAAGCATTTTTAAAAGAGAAAGAAGTTAATTTTATAAACCACGAACCCCTCGACTTCGAATTTAAATTATCAGATTTAATGAGTTCAATCGAAAAAACATATAATTTAAATACTACAAAAAAATACAATAAGTGGTGCGAACAAAATATCGAATTTCCTTACTTTCACCCATTCTTCGATTAATTAACCACCAATCACCAATCAATCAGCATCCTTCTGTTGGTTGTACGTCTTTAAGAAAGCATCGTAGTACTCTGGGTCTTGGTCATAAGACTTACCACGCCATCTTTTAATTAAATCATGTACATTTGCTTTTGGGTTCTTTGATTTAAGTTCATGGTCCATTTGACGCATAATAGTCTTTGCCATCTTTTGGTACGGTTCGTGAAACTCAGGAGCAGATAAGTTACCCTTTCCACCGTAGTCATGGCGTTTATCATATCCTGGTTTATTAGGTTCTCTGCCGTACTTAATTGATTGTGATGCTTGTGTGTGGTACTGGTCAGTATATCCTGTTTGGTCTTTGAACTTTTTTGGATAACGTGTAGTGTAGTCCTTTGCTGTAGTACCATTAATTTGAGCAGGACCCCATGCAGACGAACCTTTCTTATAACCAACAGGGTCGTTTTTCTTATTAGCACCGTAAGTACGTATGTAATGTCCTGTGCCATCCTCACCCTTATCAACCCCACGCATCTCAGCACTCACAAATGAATCGTACGCTTTATCGTAGTTAATGTCGCTTGAATGGTCTTCTGTAAATTCTTGTGCTCTCATGATGTGTAGTCCTGTTGTTAGTATTGCTAATAACGCCATGAACGTCATTGCTTTTAAGTTTGTGCTATTCAATTGCCTTGTCTAACTTTAGTAGCCATGTCTTGAATATCTAAGTTACTGTCCTTCTTCCACTTAGCAGTATTACCCATCTTAGGGTCAGTGTGTACTTTACCTGTTACTTTCTTAGGTAATGGAATATTATCAAAGTCTGCTTTATTTGACTTAGGTACTTTCTTTGGAGTTTTACTAAGTAGTTTGCTTCCTACTTTACCTGCCGCACCAAGCAATGTTAATGCTTGTGCCCAAAACTCATCTAATCTTTTGTTGGTTACTTCATTTATTTTCATAATTAATCTACTGTGTAATAATCCATTAGTACGGTGTACATACATTCCATTTGCCTAATCTTCTGTCTTAACTCTGTTTCTGACTGTATTCCTGCTATGTCTAGTTGCTTTAAGCAATCGTAATAGCATTCCCTTAATGTTGCTATTGTTAAACTCAACTCTAAGTGCGTTGGGTTATACGGTGTTGCCCAATCATCAGGACACATTTTCCTCTTCTTTGGTTGAAACAATATAAGTTCACCCATTTACTCCCCTAGTATTTCGAATGTATGCTTGTCTATAATCTTTCCTGGTCCATAAGCAATACGTGTATCTTGTATATCAAATTTACTTATCTGTTGACCAACTTTCTCTAAAGTAAATCTGTACTTTCCCGGAACTGCTTTTACTTGTAATATCTCAGTTAAGTATACAGGTTCTTCCCACTTGTATGTGCGTTCGCAAAATAATTCGTCGTTAACATATACTCTGTAATCAGGCGGAAATCCCTCCCAATCACAGTGCAAAT